CCCCTCATACCCCACCACACAGGAAATTGTCAAGACAGGGCAGTCCTTGACGTAACTTGTCGCCAACAGCGATACTTTCTGATACGTCTCGGACGAAAAGGACGTTCACATGCCACAGGAGACACAGACCGAAAAATATGAACGGATGTGCTTCACGAAGGTCAAATACCCGACCAAAGAACAAGCCGACGTCGCAGCGAGAAACTCAACCCGGACGTACCGGGAAACCTACTCCACGTATCAGTGCCCGTTCTGTCACACATGGCATATCGGACACACCCCCAAGAAGGATCGTTACGTTGAGGATCGGAAACACGAGGCGTATCTCTCGGAAATGCGACAGCGCAAAAAGCGACGGGAAATGGAGCGACGGTTGAAGCCTAAAAAGGGAGAGAAGAAACGTGACAATTCTGGGCGATAGACACATCGTCGATGACGACTATGAGCCGGACAAAGACGAGACGATCATGGTGGCGGCTGTCCGCCCGGTGGATATGCTCAACGAGTTCCAACGGGACATCATGATCGGGGTGATGATTCTCGAAGACTTGTTCCCGGATATGCCGTTCTACGAGTTCCTGCGGGAGAACAACATCATCCGGACGCCCGAAGAGTTTGACGGGTTATGCAATGCGCTCTCCATCGTCGAATCCTGCTTCGGGCACTATTTGACCACCAAGAAAGGCGGCGAAGACATTCTGAAATCCATCTTCGACGAGGTCAACGAGCGCGTCAGTCGTATCGGTGTCGCAGTCGATATGCCTGTCACGGATGCGCGTAATCTGATTCGCACCGTGAACAGCATGAGTACCGACGATCTGGACGAGATATTGGAAAACCTTGGACTTGATCCAGAGGGTGATGATGAGGTCGATCCGTGACATTCTGTCAGAAGCCAATGCAACGCGAGCCAAGAACCTCACGCCGATCCAACGTGAACTCGCCGAGAACTTCTCCGAGGTTCTGCGTGAGTGGGAACGTGGAAATCTGACGCTGGCCCAAGCAGAAACAGCGTCAGGCACTCCTTATCAACGGTTCATGATCATGATGTCCACGTCACCGCACACAGAAGAGTGGGGCATGATGCAGCGCTTTTTCGAGGCGGTGATCAAGCGTGATCGTGGCGCAGGAGTGCTGACAAGTTCCGGCTGGATCAGTGAGGAACGTATCAAAAGCCATCAAGGGAAGATCGTTGAAGTGGTTGATTTCGATGGAGTCATCCGTCAGGCAGCGATTTTCCCCACTGCATTTGGGATCGGAATGGATGACAAACCTGATCCCTGTTTGCCGATTTACGGGGAGGAACCGGAGATTTGGAAACCGGAAAATCTTCCCGAGAAATCTACGACCCCTGATGGGTACATGGAGTGGCATGATGAGGACGTAAATTGACTTCAGATGACGAGGCGGTCGATACTGCTCCATAAAGGAGGTGTCATGACCGACACAGCAACTATTCAGGGAACCACTTTGGATGCGTCCCGCACGAAGGGACGTTATGAAAGTGCCGCAGAACAAGCGTTAGGAACCTCGCTCATTCATCACGTGGCACTTGTCACCGATGGCAAACGAAAGCGCATCGATCAGATGTGGCGACTCTATTCAGAGTTCGGCTGGTCATTGGAAGACATTGGCAAAGCGTGGGGAGTGAGCAAGCAGTTGGTTCATCAAGTCTTTCAAAAAGAGGGACTAACCATGCGTAAGGCATGGGAGACACCGAAGAAGAAACGGCCCCAGTAGTGGATGCAGTCATCTGTATCGTCTACTGGGTTCTCGCTTCATCGTTCCTGACCTTTGTCTTGCGGTACGCTCCAAAAGATACGCGTTGGACGACCGCTAACTGGTTGATCATGGTTGTTGCCGTTATGGGCACGATGCTGTGGACATATCGATTCGTGGTCTATGCGCAGCGTCTCTTCTGACACCACCGCTGAGGAATGGCGTCAGGAAGCGTTCCTTGCTATGACCGAGAAGGCATGGGGCGGACGTGTTGAGCAACTAGCACGGCTCAATCACTGGACGTATTACCACACGTTCCAGTCGATGCACTCCGCACCCGGCTTTCCCGACTATGTATTCGTACGTGATGGGGAAGTCATGTACGTCGAACTCAAAACAGAGAAGGGTAAGTTGACCCCCGCTCAACTTACATGGCGAGACTTACTCGTCGCAGCCAGACAGGAGTGGTACTGCTGGCGTCCAAACATGATCGACTTCGTTGAAGACCGCTTTGCATCGGCATCGACTGTGATGGAGGACGTGCCACACGTATGCAATGGTGGTTGTCAATGTGAGCCGATCAAGAAAGCGAGAAAATCCCGTGAAAATGGTTATTCACCTCATCAGAGCCGACGCAAGCGTCGTGATGGAGATTAGTCAGGACTGGGAAGTTGAATTGCCCATTACTGACGACAACCTTGTGACGATGGAGCCGACACTCAGGCACGCAATGGCTGATGCAATGCTCGTGCTGGCTGGTGAAATGAAACACGATGCTGGATACAAAACCGTCAGCGACACCCAAACACTGGAAGTGATTGACGAGCAGCCCATGGAATGGAAGAAGACCTATGAAGCTTAGAGTGACGCTGGAACGATCCGACGGGCAAATCATCATCGAACTGGTTTCACACTGGTCCGGTGTAGGACCGGAGCCGGAGGATTACAACCTGCACGAGATGTACCCGGAACTGATCGCGAACGTGCTCCAAAACCTGCGCTCGATGTGCGACGAGATTGAGGCAGGTGATGCGCAACCCAAACTCAAGAATACGGAGACAGGTGATATGCGTGAGTTACGAACCAGCAGTGGTTTCGGAATGGCATGGAAGAATCTGGTGGAATGATGTGGAAAGTCTGGGTCGTACATACCACCGCATACGACTCCGCTGGCAACACATGGGGTCGTGTTGATTCTGTTTGGGATAACGAGGCGGACGCTGAGAAGAGGTCAAAGGACATCGTTCGTTGGCCAGACTACCCGTATGGTTGGGATGTTAGTGAGTTTGAGGTGAACCGTGCGGGACAGGAGACTGAGTTCTCAGACGGTTGACGATCTGGCGGCTGCGAGAACCCGCGTTCATGATCAGACGAATCGGTCCACGGAACAGATACTCCCCGATAGAGACATCATCGGGGTTTTGGCTGAGGATGCCTTCGAGCGACTGTCGGGGCTACCGATGGATCGCACAGCCAAGTTCTCGGGCGATGACGGTGCTGATTTCCTGACCAAGAACGGTCTGCGCGTAGACATCAAGGCCACACCGCGTGAAGACGGACGGCTGATGATCAAAATGCAACGGGCCGGGAAAGCTCACATCTACGTACTGGCGGTTGTGGATCGGGAGACAAGGCGCGTCACATTCAAGGGCTTTGCCTATCAGAATGACTTTGCCCCGGAGAAATACCACGAAAAGCATCACGGTGTTCTGTTTTGCGTACTGGAACAGAAAGACCTCCGTCCAATGGAGTTAGGACCGTGGAGATTCAGCGATGAACCACCTTTCTGAAGTCGAGGCACATTTGCAGACACTTCTAGGCCCAATTTGGTGCTGGAGGTGTTTGACAATCAACCGGCCCGAAATACCGGAGTGGGTGCATTTAGGGGATGCGGCGGTTACGGATGTAGCCGTCGTTTTTCATGAAATAGACAACGGGAATGGAACGAAGACATATCAGTTCTTCGGCTGGATTCCGTTCCGACGAGCATGGTATGGGCGTCCCACAACATATCGTCGCGAAGGATGGTTCGCCAAACGTGATGATTTTGTCCGGGATGAGCAAAGCCTCGTCGCATGGTTTCAAGCCGAAGAGGATTTGTCGATCAAGCGGCGTGACGAATCAACGTATTACACGCTCAAAGATATGTTCGGTCAACGTATCGGTGTGCGGGTAGGTGGCTCAGGAAGGACCGCCGCTATATACGATCATGACGGCGATCAGTTAGCCGTCATTTACCGAGCACATACAGGTGCATTCATCGTCAATTATGGTGTCGAGAGTCCCAAGCGTCATCCCACATTGCAGGATGCAATAGACGCATCAGTGGTCAATATCGACACACTCAGGAAGGTAGCAAGATGAGCCAAGATAATCCGTGTCTGGCGTATCGATTTATTCACAATACCGACGGAGGCAAAGTCTTTTCCGATGCAGGTTGGACCGCCGTGGTGCATCGCGACGATTTGCAGGCTTCGGCGATTGAATTGCGCTATTTCCCGATCATCGACGAGATAATTACCATCTCAATTTACGGCGACGAAATCAACGTGAGGCACGATCTTTTGACCCAACTCAATCGGGGCATTCCCATCCCGCCCAATTTCAACAATCCCAAGCTCGCTCTGATGCTCGAACACATCTGGCTCTTCTCCACGGCGATTGCAACGGAACTCGTCGCCACGCCGCCGCCAGAAGCATGATTTTACCCCTGTTGCAGCACACTATTTGGTAGAATCTGGGTAGGCACCCGATTACTTTTACCGCGCATGTGCGGCGGGTGTACAGGCTTTATGGCGCGCATTGGCGCAGCGTCTACGAGCCGTTTCGTGATGGCATGAGCAGCACAAATAAACCAAGGGTCGGCGATGCAGTGATATGACAGCCACCACCACACAGGAAAACCTGAGTCAATTACCAGACTTGACGCGAGTGGACGCCGGAGTCTACACTTATCGTCTGTATTTGTTCCTACGAAAGGATGATCGGTGAAAGACAGACGTTTATCAGATGGAGGGCAATCCGTGCAGACGGAACCTCTTATGCGGATCGGGGAGGACGCTGCACACTCACCGAACGAAGTGGTCTATGTACTGACCCGTTATCTCGCAGGGAAGTGTGACGGCGCTCGTGTTCCAGACGGACAAGGTTTCAACAAAATTGATGCCAAACTCGGACACAGCCTCGCAGAGCAACCGTTCAGCACGTGGACGCCGAGACAATTGTGGGCGGCACGCAGGATGCTCACCCGCTACAGCAAACGGCAACTCCTTCCGTGGTGGAGTCACGTCCCCGACATTGAAGAGCCAGCGTACGCACGCTCGTATTCCGATTTAATACGCGAGCAGGAAGAAGAGCAGGAACGCAAGGCTGAGAATCCGAATTGGGTTCCAGAGCAACACAAACGAACCCTGACACTTGATGAGGTTCATGGAAAGTTGTTGCTCTGTCTGCGGCAGGAATTGCGACAGGAATTGGTTGGAGAAATCAAATCCCTGATTCCGCAAAAACAGTGGCATCCGAAGGAAAAGTTCTGGAGCGTGCCCTTACAGATCGACTGTCTGGAACCCGTCTTCGACATTGCGCTGCGTTGGGGATACGACATCCCCGATGTCGTTTATCAGGCATGTGATGTGCTGATGGGCGAGTTCAGTCGGAAGGTCGGACTGAGTAACGCCGCTGAGAGCGAATACGACATTCCCGGATTGAACGGAGTGTTGTTCCCCTTCCAACGTGCAGGGGTTGAGTATGCGAACACCGTCCATAACGTGTTGATCGCAGATGAACCCGGACTTGGAAAGACGATGCAAGCACTCGGTGCTGTGCAGTCGATGAGCAACTATCCGGTAATCGTGATCTGTCCAGCCTCGGTGAAACAGAACTGGGCCAGAGAAGCGAAGAAGTGGCTTCCACATCTGAAGATCGCAATTCTGACTGGAACTCCCCGTCCACTCGTTCACTTCGATGGATCACCGATTTACGACATGGTGATCGTCAACTACAACGTGAAGGTGTTGGACAAGTGGATGACGCGACTGGTCAACTACAACCCCGGAGCGATCATCTGTGATGAAGCCCATGCGCTGAAAAACCATGCAGCGCAGCAGACACAAGCGGTCGAATATCTGTTGGAGAACACGACGGCGCGACGGATTTTCCTATCTGGAACGCCTGTTGTGAATCGACCGATGGAGTTCTTCCAGATTGTGTCCCTGCTCGGATATGCAGACACGTTCGGCGGAATTGGAAAGTTCAAACGGCGCTACGACAAAGCGGATGTAGATCGCCTGCATGAACTCAACACACGGGCACGCACGATCTGTCTCGTCAGACGGCGCAAACAGGACGTGTTGAAAGATCTGCCCGACAAGATGTACACCGATGTTCCGTTGGAAATCGACAATCGGGATGAGTACGACAAGGCAGAACGCGACATCGCGCATTACTTTGCCATGAAGAAGATCGAGAACGAGAATTGGCTCGCAGAGACAACAATTCTCGCCAAGAT